TTTCAAGTGCAAATCTATTTGATATATAAGGAACTGCTGCCATGCTTGTAAATGTACTAATACGGTTGTTATCAAGTTCTGCTTGTCTATATGCTGCAAAGTTCTGTGGCGGTGTTAATCGTAAGTCAAACATTGCATAATCAATGTTTGCACCTTTACTTTGTAAAAATAGTTTAAACTCACTATTAAAATCTTCAGCCATCATATCTTGCAAACGTTCGCAATATTTATTAAAGCGAAGTTCTTGAATATATGCTGTGCCTACTCGGCCATCATTATACTGCGATGCACCGTCATCGGCGCCAGTAGGCAAGTAGCTGCTTGGAATACGTAAGCCGCGTACCAGTTTGTTAGTAAAGTATCTAAGGTCATCAATCTCGCCTAAGTTAGTTCCGCCTGGCAGTGTTTCAACTTTTGAGCCGCGTCCTTCAGCAGTTTGTGGGAAAAAGTAATCTTCGTTGATTGACAATGGATTATAACTACTGTCTATAACATTTGTACCTCCACCTGTCTTACTTGGGATACGTCTTTGATGTATTTCAGTTTTAACACGTTCCACAAACTGCATAGCAAGGTGTGAAGGCATGTTGCCCACATCAACGTAGAATACTCTTCTTTCAGGAGCACGTTGAACACGATAGATAATAATCGCATCTTCTAATAACTCCTTTTGCTTGTATACTTTAAAAATACTTTCAAGCAAACTATTACCAAAAGGATAGTTTTGATCTAACCCTTCACTTAAACTCAAATGCAAAACATGTTGTGCATCAATGTATGTTTCGTCGTGTTCTTGTGCAAATCTACTAGTGTTTCCACTTGGTGTATGATTATTGCCTACGCCAGTTCCTCTTTGAACTTGCTGATATCCGTTAGTTCCGCCTGGTCCATAACTGTTTTGTGTGTTTAATGGTGTTGCTTCCAATGCACCAAATGCAAAGTTTAGATTTTTTACAACATACTGTTCTGGTTTTTTGCCTTCTGATTCATTTACAATGATTTTTGTAATCTGACTAGGATCAACATGAAATAGTTTCTGTGTTTCAGGATCTCTAATAAAAAACTGATCACCGTATTTAAATGTATTGCGTATAGTTCTAAACATACGTGTTTCAAACTTGTTTAGTTTACACCATTGCTGTAGATACTGTCCAATAACTTGTACTTCGCTGTTTGTAGGTGCGCCTTTAAAATCAAGACGGAAGTGTGTTTTGTTGTCGTTGTTTTTTTGTGTACAAAATTCAGCTAGAATATCAAGTGCAGCATTAACTTCGCTATCACTATCCATAGTGTTGTATTGATTATAACGTTCAATACGATTTGGTGAGCCAACATAAACGTCAGGCAAGTGAGATGAATAGTTAGCTGCGGCCGGTCCCATGCCGCTAGATCCTTTTTGACTAAACGGACTGTAGCTTCCGTTTGTGTTATCACTTGTAGGAACTGGAGTAAAATGTTTTTTCCAACTCATATTGTACCTTTCAGCATATTGCCTTGTAGACTTTTTGTAGCTCTAAATGTTTTTTGTTGCGCACTTGCTGAGGATGATTCTATAGTTACAAGTGCTTGTAGCTGTTGTATCATTGTATCAAACTTACTTGACATTAAATTACTCATTTGTTCTGCAACATTATTATTACTTATCGTATTTTGTCCATTTATGCCATTGTTTTGAACATTGCTATCAAGACTTTTAATACCTTTCATAAGATTTTGCATAACACCCATACTAGTATTTGCACTCATAACAGTAGCTGGACCACTAATAAACTCAGGGCCAGCTTCACCTACCATGCCGTATTCATTAGCGCCGATGCGTCCGCCTTCTGCAAATCCGCCGGTGTATCGTGATGGATTAGATTGAAATCTTGCAACTTTACTCATTGTTTCGGATTGTATAGCTGCCAATCCATCAATTGAGTTTACTATTGTCTCACTTAAATTGGTTTCAGCTTCTGCAATTCTGGCTCTTGCGGCTTCGGCTGCTTCTCGTGCTGCTCGAACTGGTGGATCTAGCGCATTAAGCCCTTGTTGAGTTAGTGTTGCTAACTCTGCTACAGAAGTATCTAAAGCTGCGTTTGCCTCTGCTACTTCTGCTCGTGCTGCTTCTACATCGTTTTGTGTAGTTGTTGCTGTGTCGTTAACTACTGTGTCTGTGCGTTCTCCAGTTGCAGTTGTAGTTGCTCCTAAAGCTTCAGCATCAGAAGTTGCACTTTGTCCGTTTTGTACTAGTTGACCAAGAATGTTTCCATGACCTTGTCTCATTACTTCGCTACTTGTATCAAGAAATTCGGCTGCATTAAATAAGTTGTTGATGCCGCCGCTTAGTTCTTGAGCTATTTGATTTGCGTTTGGCATTACTTCTGTTATTTTTTGCAAGGCGGCAACAGCTACATTTTCAATATGCGGAATAGTTGTTTCCATAACTGACGCTGTTAGTGTGCGTAAGTTTTCTTGTATTTTTATAGTTTCGTCAAATATCCCTGTGACTTGTTCTGTTTGACGAGCTTGCTCTTGGCGTATTTGTTCATCAAGCTGCTCTCTAGCCTCTTCAGATGTCATAGTTCCATCTCTGACACTATCAACAGCGTTTTTATAATCATAACTGGCGTTACTAGCATCAGCAAATGCACCTGATATATTACTCATGCCTCCAAGCATTGCAGTTTGTCTAAACTGTTCTGTGTTTTGATAATCAATTGCTGCGCCAGTTGCTGCTTCTAAACTACTTTGGAAACTGCTAATATCGCCAGCATTAAACTGTTGGGCCGCAGCATACAAGTCGTCAGCACCTTGACCCATTGCAAGCATTGCACCACGTGTTGCTTCAGTAGTTGGTGCGCCTCTAAGAGCGATATCTACAAATGCATCAGCAGCATCTTTACCTAGTGTGTTTTGTAGCTCTACTAACTTGTTGGTAAATGCAGTTTGTTCTTCAGCAGTTTTACCAGTTAAAAACGCATTAACATCGCCTTGACGTCTGCGTTCTTTCATTTCATCAGCTATTACATCACGTTGCTTGCCAGTTAACTTTGATAGTCCATCTAGTTCAACCATTAGATTTTTAGCAGCAACAGCTTGTTGTTCTACACTTGCTCTATCTGTTCTACTGTTAGCATCACTTAGTTCGCCATAAAGGGCAAGATTTTCATTTATGTCTGCTGTTGTAAAACCCAACTGTCGGAGTTTGGTTCCTAGTTCTGCGCTATCAAGAATAGTAGTTGATACTGCTTTAAATCTTGCCATTGCTAGATCAGTTGTACCGCCAAATGCTCTTAAACTTTCAGAATTCTTTTTTAAGAATCCAGTCATTTCCTCAACACTTAAACCAAGTTCGGCGGCAGATACCTTTACATCTTTTATTTCTTTGCCAAATGTAGCACCAACATTAGTAAGTTGTTGGTATTCAGCAAGACTTGCTTCTGCAAACTGAGACAATCCGTCAACTAGTTTGCCAACAGTATTTCCAAACAGGCCAGTATTAGCAGAAATTGCACCACTGTATGCAGATAGCTGTTGCTGGCCAGTGAGTAATGCGCCGCCAAGACCAACTGCTGCTTTAGTAACACCAGTAAGGCCGCCGGTTGTATTATTCAATGTACCTAACAGTTTACTTATTGCGTTGCCGCCGACTGCTTCTTCTGCCAAAACGTTAAACTCCTACTTAACTATGAAATAAATATAGCTAGTAGTATTTACCTAATAGGAACCCCCATGGAAAAAACAGAAAGTCCACTAAAAAAATATCGGAGACAGCCTAAGTTATATCTAAACATTCCTAGCAATGGAAAATGGTATGATCAAAAGACCGTAGCCGAAAATACATATACCAATCTTGCAGTGTTTAGTATGACAGCAAGTGACGAAATATTATTTAAAACACCCGATGCTCTAATCAATGGAGATGCAACTGCAAATAACATCAGCAGTTGTATTCCTGCTATATTAGATCCTTGGTCTATTAAAACATTAGATCTCGATGCAATACTTGTTGCAATAAGAATGGCATCATACGGCGAAACTATGTCAGTTACTTCTAAATGCAAAAAATGTAATGTTGAAAACTCATATGAAATTAACTTACAACATTATTTAGATTTCTTTTCAACAAGAGAGTTTGAAGATAAGATATATCATGAAGATTTTTGCCTACACCTCGAGCCATTGTCTTATAAGAAATGGACTGAAATTCAAAAACAACAAACTGCGTACCAACGTGCATTAAATCTAACAGTAGGTAGGATTGATGATGAAAAAGAAAAAGAAAAGTTTGTACAAGACATTATTGATAAAATAAATGCTTTAGTTGCACAAGCAATACTTGATCAAGTAGTTGCTATCGAAGTTGACGGACATATTGAAAATGATAAAAAAGAAATTAACGATTTTCTAAATGATGCCGAAGTAGTACTATTTCATAAAATTAAAAAGATGATTGAAAAGAATACATTAGAGTGGAAAATACCTGCTGAAGAAATAAAATGTACCGAGTGCGGTCACGAAGATACAGTTAGAATATCATTGGACACATCGGATTTTTTCGTACAAGGCTAACGAGACTCGATGATTCTGAAATACTTTCGTTAGCCAAGGATTTTGAAAATAATATCAAACAAATAAAAGACAATGCATATCGTTTGAGTTGGTATATGCGTGGTGGGCTTTCGATTGAACAAATACTCTATGATACTGATTTAGAGGATCATGAGATTATTAGTAATATTATAAAAGATAATATTGAAAACACAAAAAGTAGTAAAATGCCGTTGATTTAATTATTGAGGACCTGGAACAGCATCAGGGTTTGTCGGCATACCTGGTTCGCTTGATGTACTAGGATCAGCACCTGCTGCTGGTTCTGTACCTGCTGCTGGTTCTGTTGCATCAACTGGATTTAGATTCATTATACCAGCTAATAATACTTCTCTGCGTCCTTCAGGTATATACGGAACTAGTTGGCTTTTTATTCCTGGAGGAAATAGTAAAGTTCCAAAAACTAGTTTAGCCCATTCACTTTCTCCGTAGTATTCACCTGTAACACCTTCTGTTTCTTTTGGATCGTATCCTGATATTGCTTTAGCCAATGCACCGGTGCCAAACTTGCCATCTACAGCCGCAGCCAATCCAGCTGTTACAGATTCTAAACTACGACCAGTTAATACAAATATATCTTTAAACGAACTATCAACAATCACTTCTGCTATCCAACGTTGTATACTCGATGAACTTAAAATTAGTGGCACTACTATCCACAACGCCTCGGTGACAATCAAACTTATAAAAGATACAGGAGCGCCAACTCCTGTAAGTGCAACAGCTACTTGTCCGCTTCTAATTACAGCTTTGATTGGTTTTAATATTTGTTTTACAAATCCAATTTTTCTAACCAACAATAATATTTGTGCAGTATAATATGCTACAATTTGGCCTTGTAGTATGCTTCTAATATCTTTTAATCTCTGGATATCTGTTCCTGGAGGAGCATTGTCAATTTCTTGATTTATGTTGACAACCTCTATCATCATTCCCCAGAAAGGTCCAGCAACTGCCATAGCCTTTGTTGCTATTCGGACTACAGGATTTTGTAGAATTTTTATAAGAGTGCTATTCTTAGCTTTTGCAACATTTTCAAAAGTTTCTGCTGTTGCATTTGTAATGCGTCTTCCTAGAGCAAACCGTTTGTTTACTGTACCTTTTAATCCGCCGGAGCGTACTTCTTTGTCAATAGTAGATGTAACTTGAGCCGGAGTCTTGTTGCTGCTGCTCAGTTCATCTACTCTTTTTTGAATAGCTCTGGCTTCTGTTTCACTAGCAGATTCAACCATAGTTGTTTGATCAGGTAAAAATGTTGCCCACTTATTATCACTAAGTTGTTGTACACCTGGTGTAAACTTAAACCCACTTCGAGGAATTGGAGTACTAGTTCTCCACTGCGCTGTTAGTTGTCTGCCAACACCTGATGGCGCAGGTCTACCATTACCACCAGTAGGATTAACCTCAGTCCACATAGCACCACGCCATTTGTATGTCTTACCATCGAGCTCAGCAGTGGTATCAATCTCGGGCATCCGAGTATCAGTTTCATCTTCGAATATAAGATGTGTTTTTCTTAATGTGACTTCACTTAGTTTCATAGAACTGTTCCAACTATCATAATGTATTTATAACTTATTAGTTGAACTACGTTCAACTGTGTTTTCGTTAGCACTCAACACATTACATATTAAATATAATAGCATATCACATAAGTGATATGTTTAAGTTTCATGTAGATTGTTTCAGTCAGACGGAACCTGTTACGGTCCCATCTAATCTCAAAATACGCTTCATGTGAGTCGCACCAGCCGAGACATTGGAAGTAGGTTATTGTTTATACACAAAGTACAATGGGCTCTGACCTTTCCCAACCTACGTCGACATCGCTGTTTCCAGCTACCTCTTGCTTCGTTCCTATTGCTAAAGAGTTTTTATGTACTGTGTTTGTGTTTTTCGACTGCCAACAAAACAATCTATATCAACCAGTGAGCCCAATTTGTTTGGTGGCTTCCTACCTCTGGGTAGTCGATCAATATGTTACGTGTGCTTCTATACGAGAGCGTTTTCCACAGCGGTATTGTAAACTGGCCCGCCAACCTTAGGTGTTGGAATGTTTTGCCTGTATGTGATGTTCTAGCAATGCCTGTTTGAGTTTGTCTGATCCACCGACTCTAACATTAATGATACCGTTGTAGTAATCATCTGTTTCGAGTACTCGCCTATCAAACTGCTCTCGTGCCTCTATGTAGGACATTTCGCCCCTACCTTTACATAGGTATAGTATTTCTCTTGTAAACTTATCTGAGCCTAGTGCAGCTACATCTGCATTTAGTCTGTCTGAACTACCGTAGTATGTTCTCCAGTCGCTTTCTTTGTAGCCTCTACGTTTGTTCTTCTTGCCTTTTAATGGTGGCTTAGTAGTCTTAAACTTTGCTAGTTTTTTGCCTATGTATTTTTGACCTGTAGTAGTATTAGTAATAAGATAAACAAATCCTTCATACTCGTCTGGTATTTCAGTTATTTCTTTACCTTGATATATCCAACTACTCATACTATTATGTATTAGTTTGACTAGAAGGTCGACCTCTTTATTGGATTATATTTTTCTTATGCTTGTTAATATATTCACTTCCAAACATATTGCTAAAATAATCTATTGGCCATTTGTTTAAGCCTTTGTTGTATTCTTCTACATTATTATACATTTTCATAAATTGGTCAATCGATTTTTTATTATTTGACGAATGTATTTCGTGTAATAACTTTTCGTTACGTACTCTACGAATGTATAATTCTTGTTGCTCCGGTGTTGACTTTGTTGGCCAATCGTCTAAATCTTGAACCCAGTTGTTTGCAATGTCTAACCAGTTCACATCTGGAAATGCTGTAACATATCCTACAACACTGTCCATACAGTTTGCCTGTTCGTAATATTTTTTCTTAACAAGACCTTTGTGGTTAAGCTCTTTACCGATGCGTCTCATATCTTGCCAGAAATGATTGTCTCCACGTCTACTCAATGTGTAATGTACTGCTGTAAAATCTGCAATGTCATCAAAATAATATGTAACCTTGCGATTGTAGTAATCTTTATCGTAATCACGTTGTAACATCCAAGCAATGCGTTTCATACAAGAGATGCTGCTTACAACAGCATTTGCTTCGAGAGGATCAATAAATCCTGCCGCCATTCCTACAGCAAATGTGTTTCCAACATTGGGAGTTTTAAGTCTTCCTGGTGTCCATTTTAAATTTCGGGGCTCTCTTATTTGTCTGCCTTTAATAATACTGTGCCAATATTTTAGTGCTTCATCGTCACTAAAGTATTCGTCGCTGTACACAAGTCCAGTACCGATACGATTATTAAGAGCAATACTAAACTGCCAGCCCATGTCACGTCTAATACTTCTAGTGTAGTTAACTTGTTCTGTTTCTTTGTCTTCATACTCAATAGGACATACCCAGGCACTATTAACTTTGTTCGCTGTGTAAGTATGAAACTCATTGGTTAGTTTTCCAATCAATACTCTTGACAGCCCTGTACAGTCGACCCAAATGTCACTAGTAACTTCACGTCCGTTGTCTAATACAACACTAGTAATGCCTTTATCGCTTGTATTAACTTTATCAATGTGTGCAATAGTTTCGACTACATTATATGCTTTACAAACATTTTCTCTAATCCAAGGAGAAGTTTTTTCTGCATCGATGTGATAAGCATAGGTTGCAGTTGCTGGCAGTAAGTAGTTGCCATCGTCGTCAAACGGCATTTTTAAATCTTTACAATACTGATAGCCTTCAGCATTGTGATGATAAACATCCAAGTCTGGTGCGCTACGATTTCTAAACACATCTAACCAAACGTCTGTAGTTTTAATTTCATTTGGAAAAGTACTAGTAATGTTTTTCCAAGTAAAGTCTTTGTCAAGTCCATTACTCCAATGGAACATACGAAGTACATCTGGCCCATCAGCAGTATCAGTCCAATCTTCCATGTTGTTGCCGTATTTGAATACTGCACCTGTTTCTCTCATAAAACGTTTTTCATCAACACCCAGCCCTCCAAGTAGTCCTGGTAAATGAGGTGTAATACTTTCACCAACACCGATAATACCAACTTTCTCGCTATGAATCATTTCAACAGTTGCATTAGGAAATTCTTTTGCTAAGAAACAACTAGACAATGCTCCAGCTAACCCGCCACCAACTATTGTAATTTTCATTTATTTTTTTCCTTTTCGGTACTCGATCATGTGTGCTTCGTATTTGTCTATAATCTCATCTTGTCTTTGTTTTGCTAGACTCATTAAGTTTCTTAACTCACGACGAGCAGTACGCTTGGTGCTTTCGCTAGGCCTACGTTCAAATGTTTCACTTGCCTTCAAGTATCTTAATACTGTTTGCATTATCTGATCGTGTGTATCATTCATATTTATTCTACGATGTCAATATCGTTTTCATAATTTGTAAATCCATTTTCTTTAACAACTTTCATAACGTGACTAACCCTACCAATCAACTCGTCTTTGTGTGAAATAAGGAAAACATTTTTGTTACGCTCTCTGCCCATCTTCTTTAGTACAGCAAGTGCAGATTCAACACCAGCAGTGTCCATACCTGAATCGATTAACTCGTCAATGAACAACAAGTTAACACCTTGATATAACGATTCCCAAACGTCACGGAATGCAAAGCTCATACCAAGTATAAGTCTGTTGCGTTCTCCTCTTGACAAGTTGTCAAAGTCTAAGTCTTGTCCTAGTTGTGTGATCTCGACACTGAGATCATTTTGAAACTGTACTTGATGTGGCAGTCCTAGCCTGTCAAGATAATATGTAAGTCTGTTGTTGAGGTACAACAAGTTTTGATCAATAATCTTTTTACGAATAAAACTGTCTTTGTTTGTAAGAAGTTTCAACAAAAACTCTTGGTGCTCTTTAACTACTGTCAAGTCATTGATAATACCCCAATCGATCTCTTGTAATGCAGTATTAGTCAAGTCATCTATCTGTGCTTGGTACG